ATGGGAGCGCTTCACAACGAACTCGAAGACCTGCTCGACGAGCATGATCTCGCCCGAATCACTAAGCGAAGCTTAGCGTCGATCCGCCGTGACAGGCTCTTGAAGAAGAACTGCCCCTTCGTCAAAATCGGAACCTCCGTCAGATATCTGCGATCAGACGTCGAAGACTGGTTGCGCTCTTTGCCGAGACGCGGCGGCCGACAGGAGCAGCGGTAGCCCGATGCGTGGAAGAGAGTTGGCGGCTGCTACCGCAGTCCCTGATGAGACGGCAGCAGTAGGTCGCCACATCAAGAGCGATCTGCTGAGGACGGCGGCGACGTTGGGCGTCAAGGAGGCCCGGTATCTCGTAAACACGTACTACGCGATGCAGGAAAGTCGGAAGGTTGCCGGGAATCAGATCCGCGCGATTTCCCTGACCAATCAGCAGCCGCATGCCGTGATCGCGTGGCTCCAGAGTCAGAATACGACTGCTGAGAAGCAGATCAAAAGGGCGCTGGATGCGTGGAGCGACTCGATCCCGATCGCACGCTGGGCCAAGAGCGTGGGTATTGACCCGGTAATCGCGGCGGGCCTCGCGGCGCACATCGATATGGCGCGCTGTCCAACCGTGGGACACATCTGGCGGTTCGCCGGCCTCGACCCCACGCAGGAACGGAAGAAGGGAATGCGGAGCCCGTGGAACGCCGATCTCAAGGTGCTCTGCTCAAAGATCGGTGAGTCCTTTGCAAGGCCCGGAGACGATGGCGAGTTCTACAGACGGTTGTACCTGCAGCGCCAAACCCAGGAGGAGGCGGCGAACCAGGCCGGAAGGTTTGCAGACCAGGCACAGAGTAAGCTGGCGCGCTCTAGACTTGCTGGGAATGCCAAGGCGCGCGCTTCGTACTCGCAAGGCAAACTCCCGCCGACACATGTCCAGGCCCGCGCCAAGCGGTGGGTGGTAAAGCTTTTTCTGTCGCATTACCACGAGGTCGCATTGCGACTCGCTGGCCAGGCACCAGTGAAACCATTCGGCACCGAGGTTCTAAGCGGGACTAACTACATACCGCCGCCGAACTTTTGATCGCGAGGAACTTGTCTGCATATGACGCCGCTCGATTTCCTTAAGCTCCTTTGGCAGTTCAAGCCGGAAGAGCTTTACGTCCTGTTATGGACACTTCCCGACAAACGGTCTCACTGGTACCGGGATATCGCCGCCGCCGCGGACTTCGTCTCGGATGCGGGCGACATGGACGTGTACGTTGGTGTTGGGCTGTCCAGAGTGGATTACGGTCCCACGCGTCGCTGCGCCTCAGGAGAGATCGCGGGCATCAGTGGGCTCTGGGCTGACTTCGATCTCCGGTCAGACGCGCACAGCAAAAAGGCGCTCCCGACCACCATTTCTGACGCGCTCTCCGTAATCCCTGCGTCAATGCCGCCGACCGTCGTCGTCGCCACTGGCAACGGCGCCCACGCCTGGTGGCTCTTCAAAGAGCCGTACCTCTTTGATGGCGACGACGATCGTCAGGCCACCGCAAGTCTGGTTGCCAGGTGGAACACGCTTTTATGCTTGAATGCGTCGTCGCGCGGGTGGGCGTATGACCGCCTTTCCGATCTGGCCCGGATACTAAGGATTCCAGGCACACAGAATCTCAAGGACCGCGCCAACCCGAAGGATGTCGTCCTCCACTCGTTCAGTGACCGGCGGTACAACCTCTCCGATTTCAGACAGTACCTCGACGACACCGCGATTCCCGACTTGCAGGCGCAAGAAAAGGCGGCGAAGGAGTGGGCCGAACGCGTCACGGACACGCCTCTCGTGATCAATGCCGACGCGCAGATACCGCAGGACATGCTTGACGGCTGGATGGCTGCGGACATGCGGTTCAAGAACACCTGGCTGCGGCAGCGTCACGACTTGAGGGACCAAAGCCAGTCGGGATACGACTTGGCGCTCGCGAATTTTGGAACTGAGGCCGGCCTGAGTGACCAGCAGGTCGTCGATCTGATCATTCACCACCGGAGGCAATACGGGCAGAAGCCGCGGACGCGCTTGGACTACTTTCAGCGGGCGATCGCCAAGGCGTCCCGGCAAAGTCAGGGCCTAAACGCCCCCGCTGTTCTGACCGGCGCGCCGACTCCAGGCCCCACGACCGGCAACGCTGCGCCCCAGGGCGCGGACGGCGCGCCGGAGGCGGCGGGGGCGAGGAATAGTGCCAGCCCGGACCCGGCGACCGCCAAGGCGTTGCTGTGTCAGCAGATTTCCCAGATCCTAGGTGTCCGGATTTGCCGCTTCGTGAAATTCACGGGCAAGGAGCCGACCTTCCATATGGAACTGGAAGAAGGGAAGGTCGAATTCCTCAACGTTGGCCAGTTGCTCTCGCAGAACTCCGTCAAGCTGGCAATCGCAGGACAAGTCGGGAAGGTGATTCAGCGGCTTAAGCCCAAGGTATGGGACGAATTGGCGCAAGCGATGCTGGACGCCTGCATCGTCGAGCAGGGTGGTGAAGAAACCGAGTGGGAAGGCTCGGCGCGGATGTACGTTGCGCAGTACTTGTCGGAAACCGGCTTCATCGACACGCTCGAAGGCCAGTCCGTACAAACCCAGCGGAAACCAATCGTGCTCGACGGCAAGATTGGAATCTGCGCCAGCGACTTACAGATGTATATCAACAAGACCACCTTCCAGACGCTGTCTGTTAAGGCTGTCGCGTCGATGCTAGGGGCGCTGGGCGGAAAAAACGTCCGCGTGCGCGGTGCGAATTTCAGGGAGCAAAGCCGATGGATGCTGCCGACGGATCAGTTCGATCCAATCGAGTACTCACCGCAGAAGGAGGAAACCAATGTGCAATGAAGAAGCTACTGGCACGCTCGATGAGATCGGGCAGAAAGACCACAGCGTCACATCGGAGTACCGCATCTTTGGCCCGCCGGGAACCGGCAAGACAACCAACCTCACTCGCCAGATCCGACGTGCCGTCGATCGGTACGGCCCTGCATCCGTGTTGGTCACGTCCTTCTCCCGCGCCGCCGCCGCGGAATTGACAGGCCGCGATTTGCCCATCAATCCGAACAGGATCGGAACATTGCATTCGCATTGCTATCACGCCCTTGGCGCGCCGTTGGTCGCCGAGTCCTGTGTGGACGAGTGGAATCGGGAGAATCCGCGCCTCGGCCTCACCGCCACAAAGAGGCAGGGCAAGCTTGACGGTGAGGCCGCCGAAGAAGCCATCGAACAATCTAAGGACGGCGATCAAATCCTGCAGCAGTTGAGCCGCTATCGCGGTTTGCTGATTCCGATCAAAGACTGGCCGCTCGCGTTACGACAATTCGAAGCCAAATGGACTCGGTACAAACGAGATCTACGCCTTCTGGATTTCACCGATCTCATCGAGCAGTGTCTCCACGATGTTCCCGTGGCGCCCACCAATCCGACGGTGATTTTCGCGGACGAGGCGCAAGACCTGAACCGGATGCAGTTGACGCTAGTTCGGAAATGGGGCGAGCGGGCAAACTACTTCATCGTCGCTGGAGATGACGACCAGTGCATTTTTTCGTTCACGGGTGCTTCGCCGGACGCCATCCTCGACCCGGACATACCGGACGATCACAAGATCATCCTCAAGCAGTCGTTTCGCGTGCCGCAGTCCGTGCATCGGCTCGCGGACCAACTGATCCGGCAGCTCACTCGACGCCAGGAGAAAATCTACCTCGCGCGGCCGGAACCGGGCGCTGTTCACCGGATCTCGACTGGAACTTATAAGTCGCCGGAATATTTTATCCTCAGCAGTGCCGAACAGCACCTGAAAAACGGCAAGACTGTGATGTTCTTGGCGGCGTGCTCCTACATGCTGCATCCCGTGGTAGCGGCGCTTCGAAAGCGCGGTATCCCGTTTCACAACCCGTACCGGAAGTCCAACGGCTTTTGGAATCCATTACGAATTGGCAAGAAAGGTTCGACGGCCAGCCGCATCCTTGCATTGCTGGTGGCGCACCCCGATTTTGGTGACGGTCAACATCGGTGGACCTACGGCGATATTGCGCTGTGGGCAGACTGGGTAGTTTCGCATGGAATCCTGAAGCACGGAATGAAGGGGAAGCTCCTCGAGTTTGATCGGGCGCAGACGGCCACCATGGAGCAACTCGATGAGATCTTTGAGGCGGGTGCCCTCACGACGCTGATGGATGCGTGCGGCGGCGACTACCACGCGCTCCTCAATTGGTGGCGCCGGCTGCTCACGACGGACGTTCGCGGTCGTGTGCAGTTTCCCGCAGACGTTGCTGCCGCTTGGGGGCCGCGCGCGATCATCGATACGCCGCAGGTGGTGGTCGGGACCATTCACTCCGTGAAGGGCGGCCAGGCCGATGTCGTCTATCTCTTCCCCGATCTTAGCCAGGCTGGAGACGCCCAATACCAACGTAAAGGCGCGCCCCATGACTCGGTGATCCGCACTTTTTACGTGGGCATAACCAGGGCGCGGGAAACCCTCTATATCTGCCAACGGGAAACCCCAGTGGCTGTCTCCATCTGATTGAAACTATGGACCTTGCTTATGTTGTCGAATGACGCTAGCCTTCTGTCGCTGACAGGAGGCGTAGTGGTGAACAGAAGAGTTCAGCACCCCAAGGTGCACGAGCGGAAGGATCGGAAAGGATCCTACTGGTTCTTTCGCTACTGGCATGACGAGATGCTCCCCGATGGCCGGGTGAAGACCAGCCGGAAGTTCCACACGATCGGCCCGAGTAAGGGCGAGGATGGGCTCACGAAGCGGGGGGCAGAGACGAAACGGGACGACTTCCTAGCGGAACTGAACACTGCGCCGACGCGGTGCGACGCGGCTGTACAGGCCCAGCAGCCGGTCGACGTACGCGCGATCATATTCGGCAAACTGGCCGCGCTGTGGCGGAAGGACTACGTGGACAATCTGAAGGTCAAACTGGCGACGCCGACCCGTGAGAAATACCGGTCTCGCCTCGACAACCACATCCTGCCGAGATGGAAGGACACACGCCTCGGAGAGTTCCGGTCGAAGGAAATTCTCGATTGGCTCCAGCACAATTGCTCCTCCTGGCACATGATGATCGACTTGCGGAACATCATGAGCGGCATCTTCGCCCGCGCCCAGGAGTGGGAGATCCTTGACGAGACATTCGCCAATCCGATGACGCGTGTGAAGCTGGGCAGAAAATGGAGCGTTCGGCCAGACCGCATCCTCACTCACGAGGAGACAGCAGAGGTATTTGCGCGTCTGGTGGACCCGCAATTGCTGATTTGCGAGACGTGCATCTCAACCGGGACACGCATCTCCGAGGCGGTCGGCCTTCAATTGAAACACGTGGACCTGAACGCCGGTACGGTCAAGATTCAGCAACGCCATTGCCGAGGCGATGTGGACGAGCCGAAGACCAAGAACAGCAGGAGGATGCTGGCATTGGGCACGCTGGCCGACCGGTACAGGGCGTGGATCGCCAAGAAGGGAATCACGCAGCCGAACGACTGGATCTTCGCGCAGGAGGAGGACCGTACCAAGCCGATGTGGGATTCCGGCGTCCGGAAGGCGCTCAAGATCGCGGCGCAGGACGCCGAGTGCGATTTCGAGGGCTTCGGGCTGCATTCATTCAGGCGGGCCAATATCACGTGGCGGCAGGAAGTCGGCGGGAGCGCCATCGAAGCGAGCAAGATCGCGGGTCACGCGACCGTAAGCATGACGGGCGACTACACAATCGTTCAGTTGCAGAGGCAGGACGAGTTGACCCGCGCGATTCAGGAACGCGTCGCGACAGCCCGCGAAAAGCAGCAGTCGAAGGAAGCCAGAGCGCAGGCTCGCGAGTCGGCGGAGAAGAACGCAGCGTAAGGTGCCGACACCTTTTTATGGAAAGGTCGCACGGCTGACTTCCGTTCGCAGCGGCAAGGGCCAACTGAATAGGCAGAGGTGGTCGAAGGCCCAAAAGCAAACGAGGGGAATCGACTGGTCAAGGGCGCACACGTACTCCATCGTCCACGGACACCCGCCGTTGAACCACGGCACCAGGTACGCCGTCGCGGTCACGGGCCAACTGCCCGGAGTCGTCACCGGAAATGTGATCGTGGCCTGCGCGTTGGTCGAGTTCCGGTAAGTTGATCCCCAGGACAGCGCCTCCATCTTGAGGCGGTCGAGACCCGAGCCTGCCTGAGTCAGATACTGCGACGGGAGATTGACGGCGCGGTTCAGGCGTCCGCCCTGTGGGTAGGGGACATCCGGCGTGTAGTAGCACGTCGCGAAGTTTACGTCATACGGCCAGAGCAGCTCGAACTTCGCGCCGGAGTAAGCTGCGAGTACGGTGTTGCGGATGGAATCGATGTGGCTCTGGATCAGGCTGGCGAGGAAGTTCGCATCGGCCGATCCGTTGACGGTCGGATCGTCGTCCTGGGTGTAGAACGTGGCCAGGGACCGGCCGAGCGCGGTCTGGGCGGCTTGCACCGTGTAGGCGTCATAGTAAGCCATCCCGCCGCCGCTGCATGTCCCGGTGCCGCCGACGTAATTCCCGTTCCCGCTCGTGCCGTTGAGGGTGAAGTGGGTCGCGTCCGTTACGGTAATCGTCTGGTCTCCGTTCGCCGCCGTGTTTCCTTGGACGCCAGCGAGGATCGCTCGTTGGCTCGTGGAAAAGCCGTGCGGGCTGACCGTGCCGATCGAAATTGGCGATGTCCAGCTCGCGTATCCCACCGCGAGGTTCTGGACCACGCTGAAAAACCACCAGAGGAACTCGCCGAACTGGAGCCATGGCGTCAGACCAGCGGTGCTCATGATTCCCGCCACCTGCAGGTAGCAGGCTGCAAGGTATGGCGTTACGGTGGACGGATTGAACGTGCACTGCGTGGTTTGGAGATCGATGAAAGTTGCGTCTCCGACGTTGGGCGTGTAGCCGCCCGAGACGAGCGTGGTGAGCTGATAGTGGTTGGCGTCCGTGACGGTGATCGCCCAGACGCCGGATTGCGTTGAGCTCGAAATGTGAACCGTGTTCCCGGTAATGTAGCCGTGGCCGGTCTGCTGGATCGTGATCGGGCTGGAGCCGCTGACCGCCTCGACGAAGCCGGAGCCCCAGCTTCCAAAGCCGGTATCGGTGAGGACCTGAGTGCCGTTCGCGAATCGCTGCGCCCATGCTCCAGCGGCCGTGTTCGCATCGGGCGGCGCGAGCAGTTCCTGGGAGAATGAAACGGTCATCGTCTGCCCGGCGGCGTTGACCTGCGCGCAGAAGTCGGCTAGATAGTCGGTGAAAGCCCGATTGAGGGGTTGCGATTGCGATGCGTCCACCTGCCATACGCCCTCGTTACCTGCCTTGATGTCACCGCTAAAGGTGATCGACCCGGTTGACGGGTTCGCGCCATTCGCGCCCGTTCCCGCCGCATAGCTTGTGAACAGTGTGAAGCCAGCGACGGGGCTGAGCGTCGTGATCGTTAGCTGGCCGGTCCCGGTCTTCGCTGCCGAGATCCCGACGAATAGTGCGTTGATCGCGTTGACGAACCGCTCCGCGAGCGTATCCACGGTGTCGGTCGGATAGACTGCCGCGCCGAATGCGGTGCCGAGGCCGTCGCCGTAGCTGTTCCCTCCCACCTGCAGGAACATCGCGTCGCCGTCGCCATAGAGCGATCCGAGATTGAAGCCGCTCAACCCTGCGGAAATCGTGATGACGGCCTGATGGAAGTTTCCACCCGAGCGCACGCGCTTCAAGGCGAAGAAGACGCCGGAATAGAAGTCGATGTCGCCGGCGAATCCGGCCTTGCTTAGAATCCAGAATGCGCGTGTGGGCGCGATGGCGTAGGTCTGCGCGGTATCGAAATCGCATGCGCAGTTGACGTTGGGATAGGTCGTCGCGGGCGACTGCACGTCTGTCAGGACGGCCGCTTGCAGATAATCGAAGAGGCAACTGGTGCGGGTGGAGAGCGAGTTGTGACCGCTGGATACCGTGAGGACCACCGCGTGGGCGCCGGGCGCGACACTCGAGGCGATGAGGCGGCGTGCGGAAACCGGTGAGGTGGTGTCGGCGTAGGTGTCGATCGTCGGCTGCGCCACGCCGTCCAAGGTGGCAGTCAATTGGCCGCTTGCTGACGAGAGGGACGTGCCGAGATACAGATTGTGCGTGTACTGGCACGAGTACGTGATGGTCACGTGGTCGGTCGGGTTCGACGATTGCTGCGCGAAGCCGCGGAAGTAAAAGCCTACTTGCTCGCTCCAGCCGGTGCCGGCGAAGCTTGCCCAGAAGTCGCGGCTGCCGACCGTCACGCTTCCTGGTCCAGCGATCTTCAGCGGCAGCACACTGCTGGGATCGGACAGGGTCCAGTTGCTGAAAACCGCGCTCCATGTGCTCGGCTGATAGGCGACCAGCGCGGGATTGACCGACCCGGAGTCGTAGTTCAGTGCGGGCGCGAAGGTGAGCCACGCTTGGCGCAGCGAGTCGATTCCGCTTGCTGTGAAATCGATGTGGAAATGCACGGACGACGGGTCTGCGCCGCCGGTGAGTTTGGATGCACCCGCCGGAGTCAAGTACGCGGTTGAGGTCTTGTGCATCTCCAGCAACTCGATGGCATTGCCGTCGCGGCCGCCGGTCGGCGCGAGATAGTTGACGCCTGTTTGGGTACCAGCGGAGGTCGTCAGGGTGGCCGACGTGGGCGACGTTACCGACGCGATCGCGTACTGGACATTATTAATAAGGATCGGATCGCCGGCTTGCGATCCCAGGAAGTTCTGGCCGGAGGCGAACGATACCGACGTGCCAGAGGTGTTGACGGTACCGTACCGCGCAGCATAGACGGTGAAGCTCGCGCCGCTCACCGTTGCCATCAGCGCGATCGTGGGGTTGAGGAAGGCCCAATTGGTCCCGTTGATCTGTGCTGCCAGTTGCGCGGCGATGAAGGGGCAAGCGCCTTGCGACTCGAAGAGGGTGCCTGGGCCGTTGCCGTCGGATGCGGAACAGCTAATGCTTGCACCGCTGTTCGTCCGGGCGGTGAGGATCACGTTGTTGGCGCTCACGGAAGCGGTCGCGTTCGGATCGTTGGCGGCGTTGATTGCGGCGGCCAGCGCGATGGCGATGTCGCCGGAACCATCGGTTGAAAGCTGGACGTGCGAGTACGTGTTGGACCCGATGGTGATGGTGTGGTCGTATCCTGTGCCGAGGTAATTGAAGAACCCGAACGTCACCGTCGAAGGTCCCGGCGACAGCGTAGCCGATACCAGGTAGTCGTAAACGATGTTGCTCAAGTAGACGAGATCCACGCGGTCGTACAGGGCGGGCGTGCCGTTCACCGTGAAGGTCTGAGAAGCCGCCGCCATGCCGGTAACGGAGGTCGCCATCGGCAGGAGAGAGATGGTACCGGGCGTTTCCGACTTCGTGATGTAGCTGAGCGCGCCCCACGGGACGGACTGAAACTTGCGGCTGACGGGATTCTGCGCGTTGGTGATCGCCAGGTCGAAGTCGAGCGTGACTCCAGCAAGCGAGAAATCGGGAAGGTATTTCGTGGTGAAGAGATGACCGAACTGGTCATCGGCATCGAACAGCACCAGGACCGCAAAATCAGCCTGGTCGCTGAAGACGCCGCTGACCGTGAATCCGGAGGCCGTGGCGTTGTTCAGAGACGCGGCGCATCCGCGGCGGTCGAAGCCGCGCAGATACATCGTTCGGTGAGGCTCCAGCTTGTGGATTGCTTCAGTGGGCACAGGTTCTCAAGACAGCGCGACGGTGAGATCCGATCCGGGGAACGTCGTGCCGACGGCGGTGAGATTAATGATGACCGGCGTCTCTGGTCCGATCGCAGGAGTGCCTGTCGCGGACCCGACTGTTGAGCCTGCCGCGATCGTGACGGTAAATAGCAGCGTGGTTCCGGCGTAGACCTGGATGACGAGGTCCGCTCCGACGGGTGCCTGCTTCACCATGCACGTCACGCCGTTCTGCAACGCGACGGTGGAGGTATAGAACGCCGCCGGACCGAGGTTACTCCCAATTGCGAGCGTACCGGGAATCGAGATCTTCATCTCGCCCGAGGGCGCGCCGACTTCGCCATAGATCCAGTCCTCGCGGAAAGGCTGGTCGCCGTCCGGCGATTCGTTGCCGTTGACATCCACGGTGAAACCGGCAATGAGCATCGGCTGCTCGATGAAGTTCGCGGTCGGCACCGAGAGGCTGACTGGCGTTAGCGGGTTCGCATTGTCGATGCTGGTCGAATCCGCCTGGAACGCCCACGCGGGCGCCTCGACGATCCACACCGACGTGTCGTCCATGAGCAACGGCGGCTGGAAGGTCAACTGAGTCGAGGTATTGGCCGTTATCGCACTTGGAGGCTGGCCGCGACCAGTGCCCGCGATCACGCGGATCAGGTTGCCGATCTCCGCGCTTACCGTCAGGCCGCCGTAACTGTTCGCGACGTTCTGGTAGCCGGGGTCGGTGACTTGAGTGATGGCAGTAGGTGTGCTTGACAGACCCGACGCTTGGTTGCGAATGACCACTGCGTCGCCTACGTTCACAATCCCCGTGGGATCGCGGTCCAGCGTGATCGTCCCAGTGGTGGGCACGAACGCCGTGACGTTGAAGCTCGCAAACGGTGTGCTGCCGTTGGGCCTGCCGATTACGGAAAGAATGCGGCCGACGGGACTGAACGGTGTGGACGAAGTGTCGACTAATTCGGAACAAACCAGCGTGTTGGTCGAGACTGTGGTGACCGCAACCCCGGCAACACCCGAGTGCAGGAGGAGCTTGGCTTTGATGCGAACCTTGGCGACGTACGGCGACGGCAGCGCCCAAGTCGAACGCACCACCGGCCCGCCGAACGTGATCGAACTCGGCGTGTAGGTGTTGCCCGTACCAGCGGTCAACGTCCCGGTCGCCTGCGCGCAGATTAGATCGGGCTGCGTTCCGACGAACAACACGTAGGAGACGAGCCCCGCGACCGGCGGCCATATGATGCTCTGCAAGTCGAACGTGTCCGTCCCCGATGCCGACGTACCGATGATGATAATGTTCGACGGAACTGACGGAAGGCCGTTCGAATCGATCGCGCAAATGGCAACCCACAACGTGACGCTCGCCGGCAACGATCCGCCCGTTGTGTTCTGCGTAATCGATCCGATTCCCGGCGCGCCCGCACCGGTCGCGCTGAACTCGTTCACCGGAAGTTTGCCGGTGACGATCAGGCTCGCGAGCGCGCTGCCATCGGCGAGCGTGGTGTATTCCTGGTCGGAATCGAAGGTCCACTCGCTGGGAAACAGCGCGTCGCTCGAAGACGCCTGCACCTGGTATGGCGCCCACACCGGCCCGAGCGGGATTGGATAGAACAGCGCGGGAAGGGGCGCTGGCACGACGTCCATCGGCTTCGGCCCGACATCCAGGTCGTACATGGAAGCCGTGACGGTCTGCGCCTCGATCTGCACCGACCAATCCTTCTTCAGGCTCCAGCGTTGGATGCGGAAGCACATGGTGACGACCCGGAATGCCAGGCCGGTTCCGCTTGGCGGCGCTGGAGAAGTGGTGATGGTCGAGCCGTCGCTGGCGACTGCGGTGATCGTCACCTGCGAACCGTCGATCAGTATTTCCTTGTTGATCAGCTCGGTATCTCCGGTCGTAGTCCGGGCGTAGGTCCACGGATCGCCGCTCACCCATGTAGCCGTGCTGCCGGAGACACTGCACGTGCCGTGGACGCCCGGAATGTCCGGATGCGTCATCGAGACGACTTGTCCGACCTCGTTGCCGAGGCCGAGCAACGTGGTCTGCCACGCAGCGGTGCGTGCGTCGCGCCATTCCGCGGGCGTCACGCCCCCGAGTTCCTCGCGCGTTCGCGTAGCAGCGATCCGAAGTGCCTGGCTGAGAGAAGAACATCCCACCGAGTGCATCTGCGTGGTCAACGGCGAACCCGCGCGCCCGTAGTAGGCCGCGTGGCTCTTGTCGCAATACTCGCCCGTGTTCGCCTGGTATTGATAGGCGACATCGGCGAACGAAATCACTAGGTGCTCGAAGCCAGCTTGGATCGGCGTCAGCCGAAGCGTCTGATAAAGAGAGTTGGCGAGCGTGTAGGCATCCCCCGCGCTGGCGTTGATCCGGCAGCCGAGCTTCAATTGTCCAAACTCCCAGGTGTAAAAGCCCAGGCAGCAATTCAGGACCTCGGTGAGCCAGTCGCGGAACGGTTTCTGGGCACTGATGATTCCTTGAAACTGAAACTGCGTCTCGGTGCCGGTTCCGAGAATGGCCGCGACCTGGGCTGCGGCGATCTCAGCCGCTCCACTTCCGTCGCCCACAATCAGCGACGGCAGAGCGAACGTGGCGAGTTGGTCGGAAGACGCCGGGCCTGCTCCGCCTGCCGGATCTGAGCCGGTGGACGGATCGCCATACAAACCCATCGCGCGCAGCAGCATGTTCACCGCAATCCAAAATGGATTGATGAGACCCTTGACCGCCGTCCGGTTGCCGCTCTGATCCCAAGTCCATCCCCACATGCCGTAGTCGATCGGGACCGTCATTTGGTGCTGGTCAGGGGTGCTTGGCTGGATCGTGGAAGACTTGACGATGCGAATCTCGCACACGGCGGTTCCGGCCGCGTAGACGTTCGGCTCCCAAGTTTGCGGACTGCCGGAGCCAAGCGAGAAATAATCGAAGGTGGGATTTACGGGGTCGTTGCCGAGCACTTCGCGAGGCGCGCCGATGGGCGAATCCTTGACTACGTTCAGATTGCCATTCACCGCGAACCCTTGCGGCGTGTAGCCATCCACCATGGGAGCCACCACGTAGCGGTAACCATCCGCGTTGGTGACCACGTACATCCCGGTGAATCCGCCAATCGGGCCGGCGCAGAGAATGCCGAGCGAGTCCGCGAAAGTCGATTCGTCGCGATACGCCACCATCAGCGCGTTCGCCATGAACGCGAAGATAGGATTACCGCCGCTGTTGCACCAGATCTCCGGCAGCGCCAGCCCCCAGATGGTGTCCGAAACGATCGACGTTGCGGTGACGGTGTTGCGGCCGAACCCGAGGAAACCGGTGGAATCGTCCTTAATGACGACGCCCTGCGGGTCGGCTTGGTGCCCGCCGAAGTAGGGAGACATGCCGTGCACCTGGCAGCCGTTTGCCGATTCGAGGTAATAGTCGCAGCTCGTGGGATCGCCGCCGGCGGCGGTCACTGCGGCGGAACTCGCGCCTTTGGCGGCCCACGGGCAGTTGACGCCGTCGTTGTAAGTTTTCCAGCACTGGCGGCTGACCTGCCGCTCCGGGTACTGGTTCATGATCTGGAAGAAGCCGTCGGAGCAGGTCACCGGGAAGACGGGTGTGCCGTCGCTGGTGAAGTTCTGGACGACGCCCTTCCAGAGTTGGAGCAGAATCCCGGAGTTGACGTGGAAGAGGCACAGGTCGATCTCGGCGTACTTCAGGTCCGTATCGTTGGCGAGCTGCGTCATGACGCGGTCGCCGTTGCCGAACGTGAAGCGGACGTTATCGGAGGTGCCCTTGATGTCCTGCGAGATCAGAACGTCGGAGCCGGCCTCGCCGATGCCGATGAGACGCGGCAGGTAGAGCTGGCCGCCCACCGTGGCCCGCCGGTCGGAGAGATAGATGTCGGCGACCGCGGATTCGCGCACGCGGATGTGGATGAGCGGGATGATCTGCTGGACTTCGGAAAGCAACGCTGTGGACAACGAGGTCGAGGGAAACCGCAGGCAGGTGGAGGTGATCGTGTAGGTGGGTGCCCCTGTCGGGTCGACGACCTCGATGAAATTGAGTCCGATCTGCGCTGCGTTGCGCAGGTACTCAAACGAGATCGGCACCTGCTCGAAAGTGACCAGCACACTGCTGGTCGTTCCATCGGGGTTCGGGACGGTGTAGGTGAACGCCTGCCACGGCCCCTGCATCGACTCCCAGAACGCCCTGAGCTGGTTCACCTCGGCCCAATTCAAGTTCGGGTGCTTGAATTGAAACTTACGTGGTCCGATGCCGACGTAATACCGCTGCTCCTGCTTCGCGTCGAGGCTGCCGAAGCGATGCACGATGACCGGGCGCTCGACAGAGAAACCGAAGGGGTACTGCGTGGTAAGCGGGAATGTTTGGCCGGAGTTGATCACCGTGGGCACGGTGATGCGGCCGATCGTATCGGACATAACAGGGCGGAGGTGGTTCTGGCGAGCGTTATCTTCAGATGCGCTGCTAGGTAACGACAAGCGCTTGCATTGGTTTATCGCTCGCCGCGCGAGAGCGAAGCGCTAAGCGCCGTCTGAGATCGTCTCAACGGAGCTGGTCTCCGTCATGGGTAACCCCGATCCGAAGCGAATCTGCAGGAGCCATATCGGAAGGCAAGATTTGGATATTCGCGTGGGAATGCGCGCATGACGAACGCCTTCAGCAAACGCTAGGATCATCTGCATGCAGCCTACGCGTTGTGGTTCGCTTACTTCAAAGTTTGCCGGATTCCTGGCGCGTTGCGCCGTGACGCCTGCGATGGAAGCGAACCTGACCGATTAACGTTTGGAGCGTGCGCGAACTACTGGCCGTGAGATTGTTCGCTACCTTTAAACACACTCTTCCAGCCGCCAATTACCGCTTCGACAATTTCTCTTCCGGCGAACGCCAAACCCACTAGAAACAGCATCTTAGCTACAAACCATGCACGATCTGGGAACTCTGGCCTGAAATGCTTCCCCACCTCTATAGATTCACCGGCCAAGAAAATCAACACGGAAAGAAACAGCAGTAGCCCGCCAGATTTGAATCGAAATTTGGTCAGCTCAACATTCACCCGTATGCGAGCAAGATCCAATGCTAGCCCTAGCGCCTCTTCGCGGACCGGCTTTATATCGCCAACGGGAACTGGCTTCTTCAGTGCCATAAATTACTCGGCATCCGCAGTTATGAAAACCGCCCTGACTCGGAAAGGGGAAATCTCGATTGTGCGGGTGTCATCCTCGCCAACGTAGCCAATCTCTGCAAGTTTCACCTTGCGCCCTATAAAGTCACGAGGCACGATGAACTGCACCGGGCTGTCTGACCATTCATAGAGAAAGCACTGCTGGAGCCTGCCCGCCCTAACGCCTTCTTGGAGTTGTAGCTCGGCCTCATCGGTAGAAATTCCTTGGATGCCAGCCCAGAGATCGGCATCAAGATAGCGCTCGCCGGTGGTCGCGACAAAGCGCTCAATTTCTTCCAGCCGAAAGAAGCGCTTCGCCAGCCAAGGCCACCACGCGCTATGGTTTAGCCATAGCTTTAATGAAGCCATCTGGGTCGCATCCTTCCAGGTTTGAGCGAAACGCTATCTTTCCGATGGACGGGTATAGAGCAACTTTGGAGCCTGCCTCAAGACCCGCATGCTTCGATCGAAAGATCAATTCGCAGTTGATGATGCGCGCGGCACCGATTAGGCTTTGAAAATCCTTCGGGCGGGATTCGCGTAAGGCTTTCTTGCCCTTTCCGCGAACTGTTTTGTGCTCTGTATGCCCATCGGCCCCCGCCTCATACTTCCCGCCGTATGTGTCCACGCGCTCACTCTTCATCAATTCTACCGCGCGCTTCGAGCAATCGAGATAATTGCCAGAATCGCCGCCAGAAGAGCCAATGAACGCGAGAACCTGGTCATTGAAGAAGTCAGCCCGGACAAACGTTAGGATGCGGCGGAAGTCCTGCCCGACGATTTTCCCCCACGTGAACACTCCGCTCTGCATCGTCATGACCTGAACGATCAGTGCATTGTTTGAGATATCTAAGGCGACGGGGAATGGAACGTCCACCGCATGAATGGAACTGCTTTGGGCGAGGACGAAGTCCATTCTGCGCGTCACCATGAGCAAGAGCCGTGCTCGGTCACCGTTAGCGCTCACCTCTCGACTTTGCACATGCACACGATCATCGGAATTGCTTTTCACCTTGAGTAGGGCCTGGATCGTCTGCCCAGCCTGCTTGGGTCTGCGCAGAAAAACGGTCTGGTGAAAATACCCACGGAACCCTTCGAGCAATAATGCGTTCAGAGTGGCCTGACTGCTTGCCTTGATGAGCGCCCTAATCCTGTCGCTGGTCTTCGCCCCAGCTTGGTTGGCCGTGAGTTCTAGAACCTTCTTTTTGCCGAAGCGCCCAATCCAGGCGACGTATAGAGACTTTTCCAGATCCGTCACGGATATTGACCTCTCCGAAAGCAACGGGAAGCGTTCTGAGAAGCATATCAGACGGAAGCCTACGGTGGAGGATCGCGAAGCCGGTCGGGCGACAAAATGCGCGCTTTCTCCTTGGTGGTCATTAGCGTAAAACTGTGAGAATCGAGGCGCGCTATTCACCTTCGCCGTTTGGTCGAACGATCAATGTTCTATCCTGCCATTCAATTTCCTTAAGAAGCCTTCCGCTATTAATCCATGCGGGCGCGCAGCGCGCATTCGGGATTTATCGCAGTTGGTGGGCTAGGCAAGTTTAAAAGCCTCGAACGCCTATGCTACCTCCACCAGTTCCAGTCCCTGCACGTTGGTCCGCGCTACGTCCGTGGCCTGCGCCCAGTTGCCGCGGAACACAACCGTCACGCGCCCCTGCGTGTTGTTGCCGGTAGAATCGTAGTTGCTACCGATCTGCTGGCCTGACGCCACATCGAACGGATTGTAGAACGCGAACGGCGTCATGCCGGCGTTCTGCGAGACCCAGAAGCTGTACAGCGCCGCGAGCAACGATGCGGTCAACCGCTTGCTCAGGCGGAACGTCCGGCGCGATGTCTGCGCGAGCTGCGACCTCTGAATCGTGCCGTCGTGATACTGGTTCTGGAGCTGCACGTATTCGCGCAACTCCGTGAAGGCGGTGCACAGCGAAGCCGGCATCACGCCGCTCGGCACGGCGTATTGAATATTTCCGGGCATGATCTGATGACTGCTAGTGGACCGTGAAGCTCTGTTCAAGCTTGGCCCAAACGATCCACAAGGTGCCGGTGTTCGTATCAGGACTGTTGCTGCCACGCCGGTACAGCCTTGTGATCACGGCGCCTGACAGCGGGTTAGGACAGGACGCGTTGATGCCGAGACCGTACGGCCCGACAAATTCGTTGATCGAGGAACTGCTTATCGAGTAGCCGCCGCCGCCCGACGTCACAGGAGCCGTGGTGGAACCTCCCGGCATGGAAGGAAAGGACGGCCCGCTCGATGTGCTGAACGGCGCGCACGCCATCAGCACGATGAAGTCAATGTTGCCGCCGGAGGCATCCGAGTAACCTGCCCACGACAGGGTCACCGAATTGTACGTCGCCGGAGTCTCAAACAGCATCGATGCATATATGTCGCCGTTTCCGTGGGCCAGCGGAACCGCCGCCATCGGCGTGCCTCCAACCGAAATGCACTGCATGGCCGCACTCGACCCCATGAACTGCGGACTCGGACTGGGAGTCGCGCCGACCGAGGAGCAGTATCCGACCGGGAAGATCTGAGTCGCGTTCCCGTTCACCACGCTGGGCATGGCCGTGACGCAGTTCGCGGCGTTATTGATGCTGCCACAGTTGGTCCCAACGTTGGTATACGAATTAGAAAGATCGTTGATGGGCGGCCCGGGGACCGCGTCGAACAGAATGCCGTACTGAAGGTAGGTGTTGCCGTTGACGTTGGGCGAGGCCATGATGTAGTTCCCGCTGTAGCCCACCATCAGGAGACCGCCGGAGGTGCTGCCGTGGGTGACATAGATCGCGGCGGCCTTCTGCGGGTTGCTTCCGTCGATGCCGATGCCATCGATCCGGTTCCCCGTGATCGTGAGGCCGTCGTAGCGCAACGCCAGATAAAGCGCAGAATCCGTGGTGCCCGAGATAATGTTGTCCACGATGAACAGGCCGTCGGTAAAGTCATAAGCCGAGTTGCTCACCACCACGGCCCGGCCCTTTACGTTGGCGAACCGATTCCCTTCCAGGATCAGCCCGACAATGCCCGTCGCCGAAATAACCGAGGCTTCGCTGGTCTGATTCGTATAATTTCCGTCGGCGAACACATCCCTCATCGCGAAATCGGTGGTCGAGGTCAGGCTCAGCATCGCGGTGTTCAATCCATTCTTCACGGTGAGCTTGCTTCGAGCCTTCAGACCCATGACGGTCCAACCGGTCGTGCTGGAGATCGAGAGCCCGTTTTGCAGCGTATAGGTGTTTGGCCCCATCATGAAGGTCACATTCGCTGTGGACCCGGCCGCGCTGAAAGCGCGTGAGAAACAGGTGTCGTCATAGGTTCCCGGTACGCTGCAATACTGATCGATCCAGGTGATCACCGTACCTTTCGGGAGCCCGCCGAGGTTCGACAGCGCAGTCGCTGGGCTGCCCACGTCGGACAGATTGTTCGCCACGGCGAGCTTCGCATTGAGCTGGGCTTGCGCATCGCTCGTCAGGTTGGCGACGTATCCGAAAGCCGTATTCCCGACGCTGCCGCCTCCGATGTTGGAGGCCGGGATTCCTGTCGGCAGTTGGCCGACCGAAGCCGCACCCGCGAGCTGATTGAAGTTGTAATCGTTCGCTGCGGGCGAGACTGCGCCGGTCCTTCCGTCAAAGGACGTAACGCCGCTGGCGGGCGGATTGCACCAGACCGCCACACCTGCGGTCTCACAGATCATCTGCCCGTTTGTGGCGCCTTGCGTTGAGAGCTGCGAAAGCGCGACCGTCGTCGTCGGGCCGGGTGTGTAGAGCGTCGTGACCTCGACGATGGTGCAAGTCCCCGATGGGCACCGGGACGACGGGATTGTCGGCACCGACCACACGCTCGTCGAGGTCTGCCCGTTTGAGACCGTGTTAACTGTGTAAGCGATGGCCGGACTCGCGTGATCCGTTGGTGCGAGCTGAATGTTGACGACCCCGCTCGTGATCGGAAAGGCACGCGCACCGCGCGCGATCGGCACGCCTCCGACCGAGAAGGCCGCATTGGTCACGATGATATTGCCATCCATCAGCGACCCGTCGATGTTGTAGAGCGTGTCACTGATCGTGGTCAGTGCCGGTTGCGCTCGGCACACCGGAGCGCAGAATAGCCAGAGCACAGCGCATATAAGAAAGACAAAAAGTCTCCGCATATCGATTCCTGTTGTGGGTAATGGAGGGATGCCAGTGTCAGGACACCGTCAAGCCGGGCAACTGCATGTTGGCGGATTGCTGCGTGCGGCCGTAGCTCGAATACTGCGCCGCCATCGCCTGGTCGGTCACGAACTGCGGCGTCACGAACTGGCCCGTCATGAAGTTCGCGGCGTCACTGCCACTCACGTTCATCGAAAGGTACGTCGCGCCGGTGCCGCCCGAGGTGTTCGGGCCTCCGGGAGTCGGGTAGGTTCCCGATGCGATCCCGCCGAGCGTCGGGATGTTCGAGGCGTAGGTGTGAGCCTGGCCGTCCTGGTAGCTGGCTTGTTGATAGACGTTGCCGCCCTGTTCGACCAGGCTGCCCGCATACGGCGTCGTGGCCGACAGCGGCATCTTCTGGCCGGTGGCCTCCGAATACAGCATTACGAGTTGACGGACGCTAGGCGACCGCACGGCCACCGCCACGTCGCCACCGAACTGCGACTGCGCGATCTGGACCACCTGCTTGATCGTGCCGCTGTTCTGCGGGATATTCACACCGTAGATGCTCCGGATGTCGTCATGAGCTTTCTTCTGCGGCGATTCGAAGAACACGGAGCTGATGACTCCGGCGAGGACGCCGGCACCAGCGCCGATCGCCGCGCCCATAGGACCTCCGAGCGAACCAATCTGCGAGCCAAGCGAAAAGCCCGCGAGCGCGCCGCCCAGACCGGCCTCGACCGTTCCGCCCACACCCTGACGCTGGACTCCGTTCATGCCGAGCATCAGGCCGGCCATGCCCGCCGCCGGGCTGGAGGCCACGCCAGCAACCGTGCCCAGCGGCCCACCGATTCCGGCTGCGGTCGTCCCGACGCCTGGCCCCATGATGATGCCGCCGGAGTTGTAGACGGAATTCTTTAGATTTCCGAGCATGCCGGTGAGGCCACCGGGCTTGAAGATACTCCCCGCAAGCCCGCCCATCCCTTTGCTGGAACTTGGAAACAGCAAACTCAGCGGATTGAAGCCAGCGCTCCCCGAAGTGGAATGCAACGGAAGGTCGCGAAGATCGGGAGTCCCAGACGCGGAAACCGAGGTTGCGCCGCCGCCGGTCGATGGTCCACCGAGCGAGAGGCCACCCCCGAAGATCGTTGGTAAACTCAGGCTCGCGCTCGCACTCGCCGGGGCCGAAATCGACGGGATCGAGATCGACGGCACGCCAGCAGTGCCGCCCGACATCGATGGCGCTGCCACTCCCATGCTGGCGGCAAGAATCGCCGTCAAGCTGGCCATCACTGCGCTGTTCTGCATGGTCGCCGACGTGTTCATGTCCGTGGATACGCGCACCGGATCCTGGGAGGTGCCGCGCAACATCCCGCTTAGCCCGCTGCGTCCGTCCGACCCGTAGATGATCGGATGCACGACGTTCGCCACCGCGCCACCCAACGTTTCCGTCACCGGCTTGAGCACCGCGGCGTGAATCGTGCTGAACAGATCCTTACCGAAATTCTTGGGCTTGGTGAACAGCACATCGAACAGCCGCTCGGCCTGCTTTTGCAACCCGTCGATCTGTGACTGTATTTCCTGCTGACGCTTCTGCTGGATCTGGGACTGCTTTTCCTCGAACTGGTCCTGCGCCTGGGCGAGTTCCGTGAACAGATCCTTCTGCGCCTGCGCCGCCAGGACGGATCGCTTCGCCGCATTTTCCTCTTTCGAGATTCGTTCCGCTTCGATACCGGCCAACTGGACCGCCAGGTCGAGCCTGGCCTGATACGCCTGCTGCGCGGCCTCCACTTCTTTTCGATCCGACAGCTCCTGCTTTTCGGACTCGGACATTGCCATCGGCGTTTCCTGACCGGCGGTCAGTTCCGCCATGCGCCCGGATCGCGCGGCGCGTCGCGAAGCAGCTTCACGCTGCGCCTGGACTCCAACGTCCTCGATCTTTTCCTGCGCTGCGAAGTATTCCTCCCACTCCTTCATCTGCTCCTTCGATGGCAGCATCATCGCCAGCGCATTTTTCCGCCGCTCGGCATCTTCCTTCTCTGCGTACTTTTCAAATTCCTCCCATGACTTTTTGTACAAGACGGACGCCTGGTCCTCGGCAGACTTCCGAATCGCGGCGATCTCCGTTTCAGAAGCCTTCACTTGCGCGGCCTGCTTCAAAAGCTGATCGCGCTGATAATAGATTTTGCCGATCGCGTCGAGTTCAGATTCGTCACCCTTTTTCTCGAAGTCGGCAGCCTGGCGCTGGAATTCCTTGAGTTGCTCCGCGTTCTTGGCGACGGCATCCAGGCTTGCCTTGCGGCGCGCTTCATTGGCTTCAGCCGCCTTTAGCTGCTTATCCAGATCGACCGCCTCAGCCTTCGTCAACGGCTTGTCTGGTTCGAGTAATTCTTTCTGCAGCCGCTCGACATCCTTCTTCGCGTCGGCGTATGCCTTTTCCATCCCGTCGTGCGTGCCGAAGAACCGGGCGCGAATCCGATCCGTCTCCTCCTTGCCCGCATGCAGATCGCTCCGCTTGGTGGCTGCCTCGGCATCCGCCAGCATCTTTTGCAATTGCTGGATCTGGTCCTGGATGTCGCTCGCCTTCTTCGAACGATCTTCCTCATCGCGGGTGGGAGCGATCGCTTGCAGAAGGCCGAAACCGCCCGTCAGTCGTTCCTGTTCGGCCCGGAGATCCTCAATGCGCTTCAAAGTGGCATCGCGGTTCTTCATGATGTCCGGCGCCTGACGTTCCATGTCCGCCGCTTCCTTGCGATGCGCGCTAACGGACATGCTCGCGCCGTAACCGCCCAGCGCCTTGATCTGCGCGGCGTCCTGAAGCGCCTGGATCTCTTCGCGGTGTTCCCGTTCCTCATCGCGAGCAGTTGAGATGTTGTCAAGGAACCAGTCGACGCCCTTCCCGACCCACGTCACACTGATGACCAGCCCCTCTTTGAACTTGCGGACCAGCGAGTCCCACTTGGTTTCGAGCACGGTCACTTCACGCTGGTATTCGGAAAAGCGATGGATGTCCTCTTCGGTCGGACCGAAACCTTGCTCGTGGGCGACGCGCAGGTTCTCGTTCAGTTCCGTCATGAACGGAATCGCCTCGACGCCGACCTTCTTAAATAGCGCCATCGCAGCGGCGTCGCGCTCAAACCCCGCAGGGAGCCTGTTCAGTCCCCCTGACAGCTCGATCAGGATCTCGGAAGTGGGTTTCATCTCTCCCGTAGCCGTGTGAAACTCGATCCCCATCGCGCGCATCGTTGCCCGCGCCTTTTCACCTTCGTTGGAATTGTCGTTCGCCGCTTGGGCCATGCCGCGCATGAGGCGCTCGACAATCGAAATGTCCTGCCCGACCGCCCGCGCCGCGAAGCCGAACTGTCCGACCTCCTTCGCGGTCAAACCGGTGCGCAACTCTGCATCTTTCACGCGCGTGCCGTACTCGCCGAGGCTCTTTGCCGCCTCGAAAGCCGACACCGCAATCGTGCCGAGCACAGCCGCGCCGGTGGCGACCGCGACACCAAAGGGACCCAGCGCCGTGAGCACGGACGAAACCGCGCCCCTCGCTCCCTGGAGTGGATTCTCCATGAACTGGCTGACACGTTCCCCGAAACCTTTGATAGCTTCCGATTGCTTCTGGAGGGCCTCTTCAGCTTCCTTGGCTGCCTTGAGCGCGAGCGATTCGCGCGCGGCCTTCTCCTCCATCGCGATCATCTTCTCGTAGGATTTGGTGATCGCGTCGATGGCCTGCGGCTCGCGGTTGTATCGCTGCAAGAGCTGATCCCGCTGGGTGATCAGCCGTTCCACGCCGCTCTTGCCGTAGGTCTCCGCCTGTTTTTCGAGCGACGCAATCAGACGCTGGACGCTGGTTCGGGTCTGATCCGAAATCCGGATGACCTTCCCATGCGACGATTCAGCTTGCTTCTCGAAGCGGTCCAGGCCCGCGTTGGCCTTGTCCACTACTGGACTGACTTGATCCTCGGCTTCGAGGATTACGCGTTCCGCTTGGTCTGCCATTTCACGCTGCCTTGAGCATCACGAACGGACGCGCCTGGAACGCGGCGAGGACCACCTGCCTGTCATGCGGTGACACGCCCCACTGCGCTTCACGCCGGTTGTTGAACGCAGCGATCTGCGAGGCAGTCTGCCGCCGGCCAGAAAGAGCTTCGTCGAGAAACCCAATCGCCGCACGATTCTCGTTCGCCGTCAAGACCTTGAGGCACCTTAGCGTGTGCCCGCTCCATGTCCAGTCTCGGATGGGCTGGAGACCGCGCGCGGACTTGTAGTCGGGGTAACCGCGCCGGCCCGCGAGCCCCGGCTTCAGCGGTGTCGCCGCCTGATCGTAGATGTTCTGCCCGCTTTGGATACGCGCCCGGATCGAATCCGCGAGCACTTGCGCAAAACCCTGCATCTCGGCCGCAGTGTAAGGCGAATAGACGAAGCGAGCGCTTTTGATGACGGTCTGGAACCTGGCCATGATTAAACCTCGACAGGATGGTCCTAACAGCCCCGCGATAGAACTCGACTGGAAGGGCGATATTTCTCGAGACACCAAGTCCGTCCACAACTCGGGAACTTTTGAGAATTCAGCGGACGACCCAGCAAGAGCCCTGAAGGATTCGTTCAAGCGGTGGCTACTGGGCCGTTTTGTTTTTGACTGCGGGAGCGTTCGCGCTCTGATCGTCAGTGGTTCCAAGAATGTGCTTGCGGAGCGCCTTAAGCCGAAATTCTATCGCGGAAGAATCGTTCGGCGTTTGCGTCAGGCGATCATATTCTAGGAGCTCCCAGTCGGCTTGTGCGAGGTGTTCTTCAGCGAGACTCCGATTACTTTCAAGAGCTTTCTCAAAACGCTCAAAGGCGCTGCGTCTCACCTTTACATTTGCAGCCAAACCGCGAAACAGCAGGAAGTACACAACGACGGTCCCGGGGGACTTCAGTAATGGGTCTGCGGGTTTGAAAACTTCTCTCATGGCCCGAAGTGTAGGCCGAACCCTTTGGAGCAATTCAGCAGCCTTCTTTTTGAATTGTTTTTCGGCGTACTCCCGAACAAAATCGTCAAGGGTGGCCTTCTTAGTTTCAGCAGGGCGATCTTGGGCTTCGAGATATAACAACTTACAAGCGAGGTCATGATGACGGTATCGCGTGCTGGAGATACTCAGGCACTCTGTGAAGAATTTTTCTCTGACGAGCTTGCGAATCGTCACAGGCAACGGCCCCCCAAAGGCGTTGCGCTTCTCAGCGGCGTTGAGTGGCACTGCTTCGTTGAGACGCGAAAACATATCCTCGATGAGGTCGATGTCACTTGTCTTGATAGTGATGATGGAAAGCGGACGACCAGTGAAGCGCGCGTGTATCGCCGTGTGTTCTCGACGCAGATCCTCATAATAAAGACCACCGAGCTTGATCTTGGGATCGCGAAGATATTCAAAATCGCGGTCGAGGGGGAACTCACCGTCCATGAACTGCCAGATTGCCGAAAGTCGCTGCTTGCCATCGACGATCGCGTACTTGATTAGGCGTCCACCCTGTTTCTTGGCCTTTTCATATTCGTGGAGGTAGATCTTTGGGATGTCGTAGCCATTGATCAGCGAATCGATGAGCAACTGCTTCTTATAGAGGGTCCATACCTCCCCTTCCCGCTGATAGGTTGGAGAAAGCAAGATTCTGTCGCGCTCCAAGTACACCACCATCACGGTGCTGTCACTGAGTTGATTACATTCAAACGTGCTCATCCTAGTGTCTCCATTACATGGGCGGCGGCGTTATCAAGCTGGGGGAAGATCATCAGTTTGTTAACGCCTAGTAGAGCAATCTCCTTTGTTAACCGCTTCACCGCATTTCGCGGGATCTTTAATTTCACGAGGTGGGGTTGCTCCCCCGCCGCGTCTTGCAGCTCTTCAAGTCTGTGGACTTCCCGATGTTGAATGGTGAATACACCCTTTTGGGCATAGACTCGATCAAACCGACGGGCCGCAATAATTGCAAGGGGCGTCTTCTGTGCATTTCCTATCCGAACGCGAGAGGGTAGATAATCCTCTAGCTCGTCTTCTTCACCGAAAGCTGGAATGTCATCCTGGGGTGTCAAGACGACGCCGGAGATCTTGTTGAGCTCTTGCGGGTACAAGCACCAAACTGCGGCTGCAGGTTTCCTCCTCGCCGGAAAATCCTGGCAAGCAAAGTACAGAGCTACTAAGGGATTCTCCGTCCAGTCGAGTAGGCGCGTCGGAATCGCATAATGCTGCATCAAAAAGATCCATTCGGATTCGCTCTGTGGTGGAGCGGACAGAAACTGGAACGCATTCTGCTTGAAGTGTTTCATCAGCTTCAGCTCGTCTTCTAACTTGCCCTGGCGCGACAGCGAAGGTTCGAGATGCCATGCATGGCTAGCATGTCCGCGAAACCAAACGGTCTTCGGCTTGCCAGCTTTTGTTCTCCCATAGATCTTCGGCAGAGCTTCAAGCAGGTCGGAGATGCCCGATACGTCGTATTCGACCATGGTGCGCACTCCCCAAGCCAATTTGAACAAAAGGAAGGGATCTTCATACGAATACCATGTGGATGAAGGCGCGTGGGGGAGGCGGCATCCAACGTGTGCCCGGACAACCATCAAGTCCAATTCTGCCAAACGAGTACCGTAAACACGTTTAAGGTCCGCCAGCCCGCTTAAACGCATAGTTGGCAAACCAGAAATTGACCTACTACCGAGAACCCCGAGCGCCACTGTCTCCACTCCTGATCTGCTCCTGGCGCTCGGATTCGATCAGTTCGAGCACCCGGAACTCCTCCTCCGTGATGTCAGTCAGCGAAATGGTCAGCCCGATGCTCTTTGCATTCAGAATACGGAAGCACCGTCGAACGAGTGCGCCGTTCGGCGTGTCCATCGCCTCTTCGAGCCGGTTCCGTGGGCAGCCCGGCCCGTGGCTGACGTCGATTGCCTTCCAATCCGCGCCACACGCTGGGCAGCCATCCAACTCCGTCTGCGACGAGTATCCGCACTTCCGGCAGCGGAAGACGCGGTCGGGGCAGTCTTCCTCACGTCCACACAGTCCGCCCTGGTGCAGCACCGACCGAATCAGGAAGCGAACGCCCGGCTCTTCCGGCCAGTCGCCGGGCGCGGCTATTCCGGGTCTTCGTCGGCCTCAATCGCCAGTTGCGCGATCACCTCGGAGACCGCGGCCGACTTGTGCACGATCGGGACTGCGCTGGCGTAGCCATCGTGCGAGACGTGCAGTTTGTCGTAGAGCGCGCCGCTCGGCTCCAGAAACGCGCGTGTCTCGACGGACCTACGCGCGGCGACGACGCTGGTCGAACCACGTTCGTGGTCCTGCATCTCCTTGGCGGTCGGCATCCTCAGCACGTGGATCACGCGGGCGCCGGGGACTTTCATCTCGATCCGATAGTTGATGCCTTCGCGCTCGACACTGGCCACGGCGCACCGCTCAATGCGGCCGATTACCATGCCGGCTTCGGCGTCATCAAACTCGGGACCGTCTTTGTCGATGCGGATCTTGGCGAACAACTCGGCGTTGATCTTGGGCAGGTCTACGTCCTCACTGTGTGATTTCCCGCGCCCGAGGAAATGCCGTACGGTGCGTTGCGCACGCGCCCAAGCACACCAATCGTCATCGGACGGGAAACGCACCTCGCAGCTCTTCTCGCCGCCCGAGAGGATCGGCACCACGAACGGCTTCGACGCATCGAAGCCCGCTTTCTTTTCGGTTTCCATTCAAGCCTCCTATTGGCAGATACCGGTCTGCGGCGTGACGACCGTCATCGTCACCAGACCGTTCGTTGGGTCGAAGAGTTGCACGCCCGTGATCTGGAGTGTCACGATCCCGTCCGTGTTTCCCAACTCAGCGACGCTGAAGCCCATCTTCTGGATGAGCATCGTGAAGGAGTTGTTGGCATCGCGGGTCACGGTGAACGTGGCCGTGCCAGTGGTCAAATTGATCAGGTTCGTATACTCGGCCGATCCGGCTTCGACACGGACCACGAACTGCACCCCGAAGACACGATCGCCCCATTCGAAACGCCCCTGGATCTGATAGCCATCCTGCGTTCCCGAGCCAGGGAAGAAGCCAGGCCGGAAGTTGTTCTCCCAGGACGCTTCCATGGACACGAAATCCTTGGCGCTGCTGCCGGAAAGGTAGTTGATGCCGTTGAAGGTCAACGCGCTGATCATGCCGGCATTGAATTCGTGCGGCGAGTAGACGGCCGGAAGAGTGATGCCGCTAGGCGAGGTGTACTGGCCGGTCGTAACGCATTCCGCCGTGACCATCGCGCTGGCGCGGCCCGGCGAGTTCTTGATCGACAGCTTCCAACTCTTGAGCGCGCAACCCACCAGCATTTCGTCCAGCACGGCCGAGCCACCGGGCCGGATCTGCTGCACGAACGAGAAGTACGGCAACTCAAGGCCGGTCGCGTTCGTGGCGCCCAGCGCCGGAATGATCACATACGTGTACGGGCCACTGCCGCTGACGGTGACATTGCCGAGACCGAAGGACATCGCCCACGCGAGGATCTCCGACGATGCGTACTTCGAAAGCTCGTACGTCGGCATGTTGTAATGCGACTTGAAAAGCTGCGTGGGGAACTCATGGCCCTTGCCGATTTCAGCCCGGTCGTCCTCGTTCACCGGGACCTTGGCCCACGGCTTGGTATTGAGGTTGGTCTGACGCCAGATCGCCGTCGAGGCGTTCGCGGTGCCGATCGCGGTCTGTTTGCCGAAGCCCCAGCCGTTCATCAGTTCATTGACGTTTGCCATGCTACTTTTTCTCCTCAGCCGGAGCTGCCGGTTTTGGTCCCGTTGCCGCCGGCGCGGGAACCTGACGCCACCCGGCGACCATGAGCGGCGTGAGCGCTGCGGCGGTCGCCTCGACTTCCTTCACTTCGCCCGTTGGCGATTCCATGAACACCCAGTCCATAACGTCTCCTTCATTCCCCGCCGGGATTCCCTTGCTCCACGAGCGTGGCTTGCACTTCGAAGTAATCGAGTGTCGCTCCGTCCGCGCTTACCACGACCGTGTTTCGCTGCGCGGACGGAAGATCCAGGTCCATCGGGTAGCAGTCGGGGTCGATCTGAACATGCAGAAGCGATGACCACGATGGAGCGCCCGCTGGTATTGCACTGACCAGCAGCGAGAACAGATCGGCATACGTGGCGGTCGAGTTCTGTTCCGGCGCGCGCAAGTAGATCGAAAAGCGATGCGCGAAGTGCAACGCACCGCCCGTAAGACGCCGCGGCGTGGTTCCGTTCCACGCGACCAGGATCGAACCGGGTGGCATCTGAAGGATGGCCAACCGGAGATTGTTGTGATCCGCCAGCCCTTCCATGAAGGGTCGGATGTTGTTGCCGTCGCCGCCGATCGCGGTGACCAGGTCCGGGCAGGATCGAAGCGCGGTCACCCATTCACTGAGTATTGTCTTCGGGTTGATCATGGACGCGTCAGCTCCCGCGCTTCAGCAGTGCCAGGTTGAGCATGCCGTACGCATCCGGCTGGCGCAGCGTCGTCACCACGTACTGCACGCCCCAGGCCGTCACCCAGTCGCCCTTTGCTGGCGGATTCGAGAAGTCGGATGGATTCACCGAGATCTCCTCGAAGCCCGCCATTGTGCCCGACTCCTCGGGCGGGCGCGCATGGCGAACTGCCGTGATCGTCAGCGGGGAACCCACTGCCGCGCCGGACTCCACGGGTTGATACAAGACCGGCTCCCCGAACGTCTCCTGCATTATGGAGTTCGCTGCCGTGTCGATCGTGGGCCAGTCCGACATCAGAAGTCGTGGTTTAGCCGCACACGCACGGTTGGATCGCCCGTCAGACCGCCGGGTGCATTCACTCCACTCGGCGTGGTCAGCGCAGCGACCCCGATCTTCGTGTTGCTGGTTGCAGTCGAGGTGCACTCCTGGGACGAGTTGTTCCAGTAGACGTAATCGCCCTCGGCGAAGGTGCTCGTGTCTTTCGTGAGATCGAACACGCCTTCGGTGAGCACCTCCGAACTGTCGCCGCTGCTCTGGTTGTTGACCGCCACACCGAAAATGTGGCCAGTCCCGGTTACGAGCAAGCCACCGCCCGACAGCACCGCGTACGGCGCAGTGACGGTGACGGTATCGCCTTTTTGAACGTAGTTTTTCATCTTGAGTTCTCCTTTTCCTTATGCGCCTGCGTTCTTTTGCAGCCCGCGATAGTCGATCGCGGCGGCCGCGAAGTCCATGCGCGCTTTCATCTCGATACCATCCACCTCGAAGCCTTGGCGGGTCTCGAAGTACACGCCCGCTTGCCCTTCGAGGAAGCAGTACTCGATGGTGTCGATCTGCGTTGGATCGGCGACCATGTACCAGGCGGTAGTGCTCGCTGCGTCGAGGCGCGGTTCGACGATCGGCACCAGACCCTGAATCCACTCGGGCACTACGCCAGTGACCTGGTTGGCAGCCAACTGGATCGGGTAGATCAGTTGCAGCGCCAGCGTTTCGAGCGCGGCGGGAACCAGAAGATACCGCGGAATCAGATTCAACGGCGTGCCCTGCGGACCAGTCTGCGTCCGCATCTCGACGCGCCCGGCGGCGATGCCGGTCACCGGGTTGCCCGCCCCGAGCGCCAGCGCGCTGTTGGCGCCGGTCAGCAGGTTGTTGTGCGCGGTGGCGAACATCGCGGTGTTGTCCACCTGCATCACCTGGTTGCCGGTGATAATCGCCCAGACCACATCCGACTGCTTGCGTGCTGCCGCCACGCCCAACACCGCCGGAATCCGCGTGAACGCTTGCAAATCGTCATTGATGATGGTCTTGCGAGTCAGCGCCACCACTCCGCCATAGGTCGCGAGCGAGTAGTTCTGGTTCGTGTCGGTGAGAGTCAGGCGCGTGTACTCGCCCTTTTCATTCAAGGGCCGCAGCGCGGGCGAGTCCGACAATTGCACGCGGTTGATCGGTTTGAAGTCGGGCGCGGTGACCTGGCGGCAGAACGGTTTGAAGGTCTGCGGGTACGCTTCATAGGACTGCCGCAGTGTCTTGTTGGCGACATTCGCCAGGATCGACGGGAAGTCGCTGGTGGACTCTGCGCCGCCGCCGAAGATCTCTACCTTGCCGTCGTACTGGATCAACGCCTTGGTGGCGATGGTCATCTTGTCCATGCCTCGCGTGCTGACCCCGCGCAGTTCCAGGCTCTCTCGCGCCATCTCCAGGAGCGAGAAGCCGACGTACTCGCGCCCCATCTCCTCTGCACGCCGCTGCATCTCGGAACCGCCGCCGGGAAGAAACTCCATCTCTCCCGCGAACGACCGACGCTTCTGCATGTAGAACTGCGGATTGCAGCGCAGCACCAGAGCTTCCTGCATGCATGCGAGCCGAGTCTCGTTCGCGTCCCGCGTGATCACCACCTCGCTTCGCGGCTGGAACTCCCGGCCCTCGCGAGTCTGGTTCGCCCGCGCAGCCAGCTCGTCTTGGATCTTCGCGCGAGCCGCGTCGAGAGTCACGCCTTGATCAATCAGCCCATCGATGAACTGTTGTGGAACGCCGTACTTCAGCATCGGCGCACCAATCGTGCGGATCTCCGAAGCTCCGGCGAACCGCAGCTTGGCGTCCTCGATCGAGACGCCCGCCGTCACCAGAGAAGCTGCGAGCTTCTCCAACTTGAAACTGGCGCCCAACGACGTGATCTCACTCACGCGCTGCCGCTCCAGCCTCGTTCCCTCGGCGCGCGCCGCGTCGAGCACTACCTGATCATTACGGGCATCTCCGCCCGCTTGAGTCGTCGTTTCCATAACGATGGTCTCCTTAGTTGGGCGAGTTGCCCGGGTTCGATCCGCAGCTTTAGCTGATAAAGGCGTCGCGGACAAAAACGTGGTGGTGAAATCCGCCGGTACGTTCACCGCCGAGATCTCAAACGGCTCCCAATCGGTCGCCGTGAATACATTGCTCGTCGCCCCGTTGCTGGCGTCCTGCGGCTCCTTGGCGTAGAGCCAGGTGCCGAAGCTGAGGCTGCGAATAATTCCAGACTGGATTCCTGACCAAACCAGGTCGCTGTTTGCGTCCTGACCTTCCGGCCGGAACTTCAGCGTCGCCATTCCCTTCGGACCGTCGGCCCAAGCCTTCTGCACCACGCCGATCTGCGCCCGCGTTCCAGCCTTGTTCGCCATCACTGAGCGAACATCGGTCCCGCTCATGTGGTTGTCGAAAACCGGAGCACCGTTGTTCAGCCGGTCAAGCCGTGCGCCCGACATGTCCAGTTGCAGCATGTATTCGTCGCCCGTGTCGGGATCGGTCCTGGGGACGGTAGCTCCGCCGTACCAGACCACATCGACAGTGCGCTCGTCGCCGTCGAGCGTAGTCGGAATAAACGACACTTCCTCGTCGTCGGCGGCGAAGTACTCGCCTCGCGGTTCGCTCATTTGGTTTTCTCCTGTTGGTCTACGTGAGGTACATCCGCGTGGGGGAATCCCATCGCGCACGGTTGGAAGCGCCAGCCACGAGCAGTTCCTTGATCATTCCGAGATCTTCGTCGGAGAGCTTGGCCGACTGATTCGCGGGCCTCGGTGCGCCCGGCACTGCTTTGCTCGTCGGCGTTCGTTCCTCGGTCGCGGCAGGCTGCTCCTGACCACGCAGAGTCATGTTGCGCGGATCGCAGTCGAGGATGATTTCGTACTTATCCATCAGCTTGTTGAACAGCGCGATCTGCTCGATTTGGGCGTTAGGATCGAACCCGTTGGCCACCACCGCTTCGAACCACGTCACACGACCGATGCGGATGTCCTTCAGCGCCGCCTCGGCATCCTTCACCGGGTCCACCGATTCAAACCGAGGAGCCGTCCACTGCGTGCCGTACAGGTTGATCGTCGGATCGTTGACGGCCTTCGCCGGGACCTTGCCCAACAGAACCAGCGTGTCGATCACACGCCGTCGCACTGGCATACAGAACATTGGAATCAGGGTCAGCCACCGGTATCCTTCGATGGTGTTCCGGAACCCTAACTGGCCACCGCGCCAGCTCGAATAGTTGACCAGCGACAGATCGCCCGCGAGCATCTCGTAAGGAATCCCCAGGCCCGCGGCGATCCCCTGCAACTCCGTCATCTTGTATTCGCGATAGCCGCCCGCGACCGGGGGATTGTTAAACTTCACATCCTCGCCGGGCTTCAAGTACGCGGTCATGCCGGGCTGAAACGACTCGACCGGATTCCGCGTCAGCGGATCTTTGCCCTGAATGCCCAGCGTCGAACCGTCGATTCCCTCCGGCTGCGTCACCATCGCCACCACGCAGGCTTCAATCTTCTTACGCACGCGCTCCGCGTCGGCGTAGTCATCGAGATCGCGCAGCGCCATCATCACCGGATGCAGCCACGGAATGCCGCGCACCTGGCCCGGCCGCAGCACCCGGTACGTGTGCAGGACCTGCTCGGCTGGGATGGGCTGGCTCAGGATTCCGCCGCGCGGATTCAAGATCAGAACGCCGCCGGGATGATACGTGTAGAGCCAATACGCGGACCGCCGACCGAGCAGATCGAACTCGACGCCCTGCATGATGTGGCCATTCACCGTCCCCATCGTTTTGGTCTGGTCGAGAAAATCGGCCTCCAGGATCTGAAGCTGAAGCGGTACGCGTAGGTTGTCCTTTGCCAGGCGCGGCCGGAACCGCAGGATCGCTTCGCCACTCTCGGCGGCCGTGCGCATGATCAGCGACTGCATCCCATAAAAATCCAACCGCTGCGGCGTGTCGCAGTTCTCTACGAAGTACGGCCACTCGGCATCGATGATGCGATCGAGCCCTGCGTCGCCCGTCTTCGCCTGGGGCACGATGCCGGTCCCAACCGTGTTGCCGGCCAGCTCCTCAATCGCCTTCGACGCATACGGATTGTTGCGGATCAGGTCGCGGCTCCGGTTGCGGAGCCACACCAGCGATCCCATCAACTCGACGTTGGCGTCGGTCGATGGAGCGTACCAGCCGTAAGCGCGCCGCCCCGCGCTCGCCCCGTCGTAGGAGAAGCGCGCTGCGTGCCGCTCGAGGTAACCCTCGGTCAGCTCCAGGGCCATGCGCGCCTGCGTTCGCCGCAGCCCGTAACGAGGCGCAACGAAGTTGATGGCGCGATCGAGAACGTTCATTCGGCTGCCGTGTACACGGTCTCCCGATACGTCTTCTGCGATCGAATTGCCTTCACCTCGACTGGCTTAAACACCTTTTCGAAGTTCGGGCACGTCGGATTCGAGCAGGTGAACATGCCCTGCTCGTTCAGCACCAGCACTGGCGACCCACAGTCGCACTGAAGCACCGCTGGATTGATCCGCATTGGTTGCTCTTACTTAATTTTGCCGCGACGAGTACGGTCGCAAAGAACCCCGGGGTCTATCAGCGCAGAACATCGACACCTGGTCGATACTTTCGCCGCCTACGCGACCAACTCAATTAGAAGAGGCTCATCTCGTCACAGGATTCCCGCGCGATACTGCCAGTAGCCTCAATTCGGACTTCTGGTAAATTCCTCAAGCCGGTCCTTGTCCGCGCAGACACAATTCCACAAAAGCGTTCCCAATGTCACTGACGAAATAGACATCCGTAGCTTGCGCTTCTCCGCGATTGTAGGCTGGATTGGGAAATGACAGGTTGAAAGTCGTTTCTTTCGACAGAAGCTGCAGGCGAAGGAGATTGCCGAGGAATACTGTGAACATCCAGCGCTCTGGGTCTTCGAGCATATTGTTGTATGAAAGACCCGCTTTTGTGAACGAACTGATGAGGGAACTCCGATCGCCTAACCGTCTGCGTGGCTCCCCCTTCACTATGGAACCTGCATCTTGATAGAGTTGCCGCATGAAAAGCGCTTCCTTGGGTGACAACTGGCTCAAGATATCTACAAACGCCGGAAGCACCGCTGGCTGCTTTTCTGGATCAGCGGCGTTGATCAAGAGAGTTGCCCAACAGCGTTGCAAATCTGCATCGTCATTCAAGGAGGCCGCTGAGAGGGCAGGAAACCAAATTCTCTCGGGGATTTCTATTGGCTCGAATCCAGCAGATTTAATCGAACGGTCGATCTCTTCGTAGAGCTTGAGTCGCCTCTTAAAGCGCCTGAGCTTCAAGCGATCCTGCCACGTTCCGCCAATCTCGTCGACAGCCCCACCGAACAACCGCTCGATAAGATTGCCAAAGGGCTTGATTGCTGCGTCAGCACCTGCTCGTAGCAATTCCTTTTCTTCGTCCGTCATTTGTTCGATTGTATTGCTGTTCAGCCCTGTCGCGCTCTACAGGGAACGATGACCTCGCCTGATCGCGGCGGTCGCCTGATCAACCCATCACCACTGCTCCCACGGAGGGAAGCCCGCCACGTACGGACCGTCCCCACGCCGGTGTTCCGCCAGCGTCGATTTGCTGGTCTTCTGCGCACTGGCCTCCCGGATGGCGTCTTCGGTCTCCGCGATGGCTTTCCGAATATCATCAACGGTACGATACTGCACCTCTCGTCCATCGGGAAAGCGCGCGCGCAGCGTCGGGTTCCCCAACGCCATGTACAGCGCGTTCAGGTTCGAGGTCAGTTGGGCGACGGTCAGTGTCGTAAGGGCCATCAGAACCAGTTCCTCCGTGGCACCCACGGCTCGGGAGTCGTCCGCTCGATGAGCGCGGGTGGCACGCTTTCAGTCGGCGGCTGCGGATGCTGTTCCTGACGCGGCATCGCCGGCGTCGACTCAGCGCGGCGACCTCCTGCCATCTGTGCGAACTTGTCGCAGTGCGCACCCAGACGCAGCCCGCTCGCGTACAGCGCATACAGCGCTGCGTAGGCGTACACCCGACAATCCAGCGCTTCGTTCCTCGCGCCGGCGGCCTTCTTCCATTCCTGCTTTGGAAAGCCGTTGTGATAGCGCGTGAATTTCTTTTCCGCCGTCAACTGCTCGAAGTACTCCAACTCGCGCCCGATCGGAAAATGGCAGTATCCGGGTCCCGGCTCCTGGATCTTCAGCCGGTCATAGATCGCCGTCTTCGCCGCATCGACCCCGACCATAAAGAATGGCGTCTGGTTCTTCCGGCTGGGCTTGCGCGGCCAGATCGGAGTCTGGCCCGGTCGTCCTTTCACGGCGTAGACGCGGCGCGCGTAGCGGTCGCGCGTGAACCGCAGCACCAGCGCGTCCTTGAATCCGCAATCGATCGCCGCCGCGACCACGCGCATGCCGAGGCCGGATTCGTGAATGCATTCCGAAGTGAGCAGGCTCTCCAGGTGATCCCAGACCTCGTTGCGCATGATGTCGCCGGGGATCACGTGATAGGCGATCGACCACGACTCCTCATCGCGGCCCCATCCAACCAACTCCACCTCGAGCCGATCCGCCTGCACGTCCACGCCGGCGGTGATCAACGCGGCTCCATCCGGTGCCTCGGACTCGAACGGTTCGCAGCGATTCCACAGCGCACGCTCGTCCATGGGAGTCTCGTGCTTCTCCTCCCACAACTCGGCGAGCACCGTATTCACGAACGCCTTGAGGGTCTCGGGCGACTTCTTCGCCGAGAGGAACTCCACCGCTATCGATCCCCAACTCCGCTTCGGCGAGATCAACTGCGAGACGCGGAATCCCGGAATCGGCGAAGAAGGATTCTGGGCACGATACTGACCCTGCTCGACCATCCGCGCTTTCTCATGGTGCGGAATCAGTTCGTGGCATCCAGCACAGCGGTAGGCAGCCTCTTCGGGTTTGCCGTCCGGCCACACCAAGCCAGGCCCGGTACCGTCGCCCAGCATCAGCACCTGGTAGTGGCCGCACTTGGGGCACGCGACGAAGTAATCGCGCTGGTCACTTTCAAGCCACGCCAGCTCGATCCGGCTGATGCCCTTGATCGTCGGCGTCGACGCCATGACGATCTTCTTGTTGTGCGCGAACTCGGAGGTGCGCTGGATTGCCAGCGATACCGGATCACCTTCCGTCCCCGCGCTCGCCGGGTATCGGTCCACCTCGTCGAGCAACGCATATCGGATCGGCCGCATCGCGAGACCCGAGGGTGAGATCGCCCCGGTGAACGTAATGTGCCCTTCGCCGTTCGCGAGTACCTTGTGCAGCGTAGTGTTGTTCGAGTCGCGCGATTTGGCGGGCGCGATCTTGCCACGCAGCGAAGGCGTAGAGCGAAACATTGGCGCGACGCGGTCCTTCGATAGTGCCTTGGCGTCCTCAGCGCGCGGCTCGACCACCAGCACCGGTCCCGGATCAACGTCCGCGATGAAGCCGATGAAGTTCAGCAGCACCTCGGTCTTCAGAAGCTGCGCCGCCGAGAGCAACACCACTTGCCGGCACGGATGCGCCGGGCTAAGCACCTCCATCGGTTCGCGTTGATACGGACGCGTGTGCCACTGCCCGCGCTCGGCCGCCGCGCCTCCGGTGAGGACACGATTCTCGTCGGCCCACTTAGCGACCGTTATGTCGCGCGGCGGCAGCATCGCCGCGGCGCCCACTTCGTGAATGGAGAACGGTTGCATCTTCAAAGACCCGCGTCCGCGACCGACTTGCTCACCTTCCGCAACAAGGCTGTGATCTCAGCTCCCAGCATTCGATGAATCGTCTTCTCGTCGTCCACAGCCGCCAGCATCGGAGCCAGGCGATCGGGCATGGCCATCAGGCCGTCCTTGACGATCGCGGAAAACGTGGCCGCGTACTCGGAAGCCCGCGCCGCGTCGATCAGCTTCCCGGCGCGCTCCTTATAATCCAGTTCAGCGGTGCGCGCCTGGAAACTCTCCTTGACCGCGCGTGCCCGTAGGTACGCCGTAACCGGATCTCCCGTGGGTGCCGGAGACTCGTGCATCGGAAGCCGCTCCGGCGCGGCAGCAGCTTCACGGACCGTCTGCCCGGCGAAGGTGTTCTTCGACCACTCCCGGTTGGCGCGCTCCGCATCGATGGTCCCATCCGGGAGCTTCGTGATCCGTTTGGTGGCGATGGCCTTCTGAACAGCGGTCAGGCTGCATCCGCGTGCCTTTGCGTAAGCCCGTAAAGAGATGCCCATTGAACGAAGATTCGCCTTGCTTTCCGGTTCAAACGGAGTGATGAATCGTGGTGCGCGAAGACGCGCAAGCGATTGAATAGAAAGGTATAACCACCATGAAGAACCACGAAGCCACCGAAACCACCCAAGCCGCCGCCGTTGCGGAACAGGGCGCGCCCGTCGCGCCCGCGAAGGCCGCCTCGAAGAAGGCTGCCACCCAGAAGAAGGGCGCGCCCAAGGGCCGGAAAACCGCCAAGGGTGCCAAACCCAAAGCCGAAGGCAAGGCGAAGAAGACCGCCAAGAAGACGGAACGCAAAGCCGCCGCCCCCCGCGCCGAGAGCAAGGGCGCGAAAATCCTGGACATGATCGCCCGCGCCAAGGGCGCGACTCTTGCCGAGATCATGAAGGCCACCGACTGGCAGGCCCACAGCGTGCGCGGCTTCATCTCCACCGCCGGAAAAAAGCACAGCGTCAAAATCGAGTCCTCGAAAAGTGAGGCCGGCGACCGCGTGTACAAGATCGTCAAGTAGAGCCTTCCACCTTGCCTCACCAAGCCGCCGCCGGGTTCAACAATCCGGCGGCGTTTCTCGTTCATGCTTCTGGTGCTGATCGCGGTGTGCAAGGCCGTGGACTTCCTCAGCCAGCTTGCCGAGTACTTCCCTCACCTGGTCTTCTTGCAAACGGCACTCTCCCGCGCGCACATAGATGTGGCAAATCCTGTCGACCATTCGGGTCTCCAATTCCGCGGCTTCCTTCCGAACCTCCGCAAGGAGCACCCGATTCTTGAGACCAACGTAGGAACCGATCAGACCGGTGGCGAGTCCCGTGCCGGCAATTATGATCTCAACCGGGATTAACATCGCGTTCGATGATCCTCAACTCAGCCGACCAGTCCGACAGCGCGAGGCACAGCCCCTGCAGATCGGGGTGCCCGGACATGATCAGCGATTCTATTTCCGCGATCTCGCGGTGGCAGCGGGCGATTCATGCAGCGATCCCCACACGTTCGGCCTTCATCTGCTCGAACGTCCGTCCATCACCATCGAGCGTTGCTTCCAGACCCGTGAGACGCTGCCACCGCTCGACGACGACGTCGACGTACTTCGGATCAAGCTCCAAGCCGCAGCAGACGCGCTCCGTCAACTCAGCCGCGGCGAGCGTCGTCCCGCTGCCAAGGAACGGCTCGTAAACCAGTTCGCCAAGCTTGGTGTGATTCAGGATCGGGCGCCGCATCAGCGCGACGGGTTTCTGCGTGGGGTGATCGAGCTTCTCCTCATCCGACCCACCCATAATAAATTTCGGCGACGGCGAATCCCATATGGTGGAGTTCTCGCCGGGCTTCCCGAACCACGGCGCGTTCTTCTTACGGACGTACCAACATGGCTCATGTTGGAACCAGTAGTGCGTTCGCGTGAGCACCGTGCGCCCCTTGTTCCAGATGATCTGCTGGTGATGCAGAAACCCGATTCGCAGCAAGCCGTCGAGCACCTCGCGGGTAAACTTCGATGCGTGCCAGACGTAGGCCACCTCGAGGCTCGGCACCAGCGCGAACGCTTCCGACCAGTCCGCGCGAGTGTCGCCCGAGATTTCCGTTTGCGTGTGGCCTTCAGTCCGGTGCTTCATGTAGCTCGCCTCGGCAGGCCCACAACCATTCAGGCCGGCACGATCGCGCCATTCTGAATCCAATTCAATTCCGTAAGGCGGGTCCGTGATCATCAGAAACGGTTTGCACTCGCCGAGTAAACGGGACACTGCCTCCGGGCTAGTCGAGTCCGCGCAGAGCACACGGTGTTGACGGGGCGGATCTCCGCAGAGCCACAGGTCGCCGGGCCGCGTGACCGGCACGACCGGCGGCAACGAGACCACATCCTCTTCCCCGGTGGCTTCCTCCTCCGGGAACAGATAGGCGTTCAACTCGTCCTGATCGAACCCGGTCAACGCCAGATCGAACTCGCCGTCCAGTTCCTGGATGCTCTGGAGTTCCGGCCCGATCAAGTCCAAGTCCCACGTCGCCTCATCATGGGACCGGTTATCCATCAGACGGTACGCCTTCACTTGGCCGGGCGTGAGATCGAGCGCGACGTGCACGGGAACCTCGGTCATCGCCATCGACTGTGCAGCCAGCAGCCGAACGTGCCCAACGATAATCACGCCGTCGGCATCGACCACGATCGGCTGCCGCCACCCGAAGGCTCGAATCGAGGAAGCGACCTTCTCGACTGCCGCCGCAGGAATCACCCTGGCGTTGTTCGGATACGGCGTGACGCGGCCGATCGGCCACCACTCGATGGCGAACGCCGGGGACTGCGGTTTGATTTGTTTAGGGGTGCGCATGGGTGACAACTTCAACGGGGGTGACAACCTGGGAAAATCAAGCCCAATCTCGAAGAATCAACGCTTTGAGTGCAGGGTGACAACCTGAAAATCGACTGCTAACTAGGCAGACTGCGCCGCCATTCGACCCGCGGCCGCGGCATCCAAAGTCAGGTCCCGCGAATCGTCGGGGGCGTGGCCGGTTGCGGCATGCAGCCGCGCACGACACTCAGGAAGATGCCACGCGTTTCCGGTGGCGCAAGGGTCGAATCGGAACGGCCACCTTGCAACGGTCGGAGCTTCCAGCAATGATGTCCGTCTGCGAGCGGCTGTTCGAACGCGTATGCCTTGCCTAGGTAGTCCCGGGCCGTCGGCGGAAGGGGATCATCTGGCCGGCGAAAGAAGACCACTCGGTTGATGTGCCCCTTGTGGCGCACCAACTTTGCGAGCCCGCAGCCCTCTAAGCGCAACGCACGTTTCTCGCTGATGACATCCAGCAGGGTAAGATCTGATGAGTAGAGCGGAACGGACATAGCGATGCCTCTGGCTCGCTCGGTTCCGCTGTATGGTTTCTCTCGGAGGCGCTGGCTAGATTAACTGCTTGGAGGGACGCGCCTGCTATGCGGATGCGGGAAGGAGTTTTGAATCGAGGTATCCCGGCACCTCGCACTTGGCTAGCTTAATTGTCTCAGAAACACAATCGGGGGTCAATCATGTCTGCTTATGCTGTTCCACCGCCGCGCATTCTACTTCGTTTTGAATTCCAGCAATCGCCCTGGAGCACGGTCCACACCGAGAATCTCACGGAGCATGTTGGGCGGCAATCCTGAGTCTTTAGACAGCTTCGCGAAGTCAATCGGCTCACCGTAGAGCATTTCCGCCATTTTTCTAACGAGATGCGGCTTCTCCGGCGTGACGTTTTCATCGCCCGGCTCGCTCTTGCTGCCCCAACTAGAGCGCATCTGTTGAATCAAGTACCTGTGCTGGTTGCGGGTGATTAACGAGAGTGACTCCGCACGCTTGGCAAGGAAAGCGATCGAGACGCCCCAGCGCGTCTTCATCGGGGCAAGGCTGGAAAGCGTAATCGGCGGTTGCATTTCGGTGAACATCGCCTCAGCGGGAAGCAAGAATTCCTGAGCGAACAGGCGCGATTCTTTGTCGGCTTCGGCCGCACTCACACGAAGTGGTGAATGCATTGTTAGGTGCGCCAGCTCTTCCCCGCTCGTAAATACCTCGCGGTAGGCCGTCTTGCCTTGAAGTAGCGCGATTACCGGCCGCGCTGGATCATGCCCCGCCCACGCCGAAAAACCGTCGAACCCTTCAACGTGCATCGGCAGCGAAAAGACCAACACGCCATTACGCTCCAGGCATCGAAGCAGACCGCGAATCGGGCTGTGCGGCGACAGCCCGAGCGATGCTCTAGTGATCTGAGCGCACTTTTGAGGATCGTCATCCAACCTCGGAATGTTGATCGGCACCTTTTTCAGACGGCTTGCCAGGTCAAGAGCAAGCTCAAATGTGAGATGCGCGATTGCGTGCGCTTTGGTTCGTGGGCCTTGCTTCACTGAAGCCTGCGCACGATAAAGGATCGACCCAAACGGGAAGTCCGGGGTTTCGCCTTTATCGAAGAATCCCACAGTAAATCCGGTGCAACGGGCGATCGTTTGCAGATACTCTGAGGACGGGCGGTAGATGCCGGACTCCATAGATGCAACGCCGGATTGGGTTGTGCCGATCATCTCGCCAAGTTCACCTTGCGTCTTGCCGAGAATTTCGCGCACCAGTTTGAGCCTGCTGCCAATCATGCCTTCTCGATTGACTCGTCAGTCTCCAATTCGTCATCGCGCAGGAGCCGCTCCAACTCTTCTTCTGCTTGCTTGCGCAGGGCTTCTTCGGCTTGTCTTCGAGCCTCGTCGGGGGCGGGACTTGCGGTCGTTGCCGGATGCGGTATCGGTTCGTGCCAATGCCAAAGAACATCAGCGGATGTTTCCCCGGCCCGCATGGGGCATACGAGCCAAATTTTGTCGAGATTGAAAACGGTATTGAAATCCCAAAGTGCTAGCAAATTCAGCCGCGTCTGCCGTGTTTGGCCCTTCCGGTCAATATACAGATCTGGCCGTTGATTGTAGAAATGTCGCCGCCGGAACGACTCTCCGCAGCCAGGCACGATTCCACCCGTCCCTTTCAATACGCGGATTTGGATTATTCCGCAGCGCACCACGAGTGCAGACAATGGCTCGTTTCCCACTGTTACAGACTCCTCCTCGACCTGAAAATCATTGCGCTCCAGAAAACGCTTTGCTTGATCGCGCACGATGATCTCGCGGACGTGGGGACGCGGACGTTCTTTCTGGCTTAAAGTTTCAAAGAACGTGCGGTTCTGTGCTGTGCCGAACTCTAGCGCGCGGTAAAGAATTGCGGGCATGTTGCCGAGCGCTGAAATAGTCTGAGGGAACGTCGGCACGCGACGACTGCTGGCCGAGGAGAGAAGATTCAACTGCAAAGCCAT